AAGAGAAAGATTAAGTCTTGCAAATGAAGTTAGTCCTTACATTGGTAAGTTCTATTCAGTTGAATATGTAAGAAAATATGTTCTTAGACAAAGTGATGAAGATATCATTGAAATTGATAATCAAATTGCTGATGAAATTAGTAAAGGAGTTATTGCACATCCAGAAGGCGAAAGTATGGAAGATGATGATAGTTCTGATATAAATATAGATAATATAGGAGATGAATAATTATGTCAAATGATAATGTAGAAAAAATGGTTGATTCACTTGCAGACGGCGATAACATTGCTGCTCAAGACGCATTTAAAAATGCTCTTTCTGATAAGATTGGTCAAGCATTAGATGATAAGAGAGTTGATGTTGCTAAAGATTGGTTAAATGCTGCTGATGAATTAGAAGGAATAAAAGATGCTTCTGGTTTAGATGATATTGCAGAACCTGTTGAAATAGATTCAGAAGAGGAAGAAAATGAGCAACCTGCAGTTTCAGAAGTTTAAAACTAAACTACAAGAACGCAGATACATAGGTCCTGAAGGAACTAAGGAGTATAGAAATCTATCTCCTAAAATGAGGGTGGCAATCAGAGATGTTTATGCTATGATTGATAAGGCGCCTGATCCTATTATAAGTAAAATTGATAGTATCATTAATACTGTCGCAAAAAAACATAGTGTCAAAGTTGATGATATAGAAAATTACTTCGACAATGAACTAATAAAGTAAGGAAATAAAAAATGGCTGTAGCTACAAGAACATTAAAAGATACAGTTGTTGCTGATGGTGCTAATGGTGGTCTCGTAACCGTTATGGCAACCATGAATGACAACACAACTGCTAACACTTTAATTTTAGACGCAAGTGGTTTATCTGGACACGCTAACGGTGCTAAACTATCTATTAGAAGAGCATGGTGGGCATTAGTACAAGGTACTGATGATGATAATACAGGTTGGGTAGGCATTGAATTTAAAGGTGCTGATGCTGATACTGTAGCAATCAATCTTGCAGGTACAGGTCACTATGACGGTACTGCTGGTCCTATACCTAATAACGCAACTAATACAGGTGCAACTTCTGGAGACATTGAGTTAAGTGCTTATGGTGTTTCAGGGTATGTTATTCTTGAATTAAGAAAAGACACTACATTTACTGCATAGTGATTTCTTATGACAATAACAAACACAACAGTTGTTGATACTGATAGTAAAACGATAATTAAATCTATCGGTATCAAAAACGAAGTTGACCAGATTATGGTAGACGCTGAAAAATTAACTGGCGGTAATAATCAATCTAAAGTAAGTCTGATTGAATGTTATTATCAAATACAAGGCACAGGTACTTTAAGTATTAGTGCTGATGGTGAAGAAAATGATTTATCTCTTACTGGTAGAGGTAAGTATGGGTTAAGACCAGATCAATTAAAGTTTGGTAATGACGCAAAAATAAAACTAACAACTGACTCAAATGTAGAGAGTTATTTGTTAATAACTGAATTTAGAAGGAATTAATAATGGCTGATACGGTTACAAGTCAAACAATAGTAGATACATCTGGTACAAAAACCGTGATGAAGTTTACTAATCTTAGTGATGGTTCTGGTGAAACACTGGTAACTAAAATGGATGCAAGTGCATTAACTCATATGACTGAGGATGCAACCAAGAAGATAAGTAAAATTTGGTGGACTTGCAATACAAACTCTGGTAATGGTGGAGTTGAAGTAATTTGGGCAGGTAGTGGGACGAGTGGCGCAAACGCAACTGCATTATTTTTAAGTGGCGAAGGATATTGGGATTTACATACTGCAGGTAATGGTATTGGTAACAATGCAACACTAGAAGCAAGTACAAGTCCTGCAGGTGACATTTTGTTTAGTACAAAAAACTTTACTCAAAATGATAGTTATACAATTATAATAGAAGTGAGATAATGAGTAAAACTAAAAAGAATCATTCTCGAGCAATACTAGAGAGAATAGTAGGAACAAAACGAAAAACTGAACTAGCTGAAAGATTTAAAGACGCATTTGCTGAAAAGTATAATGTAAAAAGAGAAGAAATTAAACAAGGCATAGTAGATAAAGTTTACAACAAAGAAAAGGTGGAGAGATGAAATTAATCACAGAAACTATTGAAGATATAGAAGTATTGACAGAGGCAACCACTAACGGTGGTAAGTCTTATAAGATACGAGGTGTCTTTATGCAGGCTGATATTAAGAACCGTAACGGTCGAGTTTATCCAGTCGAAACTCTTGCAAAAGAAGTCAAGAGATATACAAACGAATTCATTAATAAGAAACGAGCATTTGGCGAACTAGGACATCCAGACGGACCAACAGTAAACCTTGAGCGTGTTTCTCATATGATAACAAGTCTTAAACCAGAAGGTAAAAACTTTGTAGGTGAGGCGAAAATTATGGATACACCATATGGTAAAATCGTTAAGAACTTAATTGACGAGGGTGCTCAACTTGGTGTTTCATCAAGAGGTATGGGTTCTATTCAACAATCACAAGGAAAAAACATTGTTGGTAGGGACTTTTATCTTGCAACTGCTGCTGATATTGTTGCAGACCCTAGTGCACCAGATGCTTTCGTAGAAGGTATCATGGAAGGCAAAGAGTGGGTATGGGACAACGGAATGTTGAAAAGTAGATCAGTTGAAGCATATAAAGAAGAAATTGAACGAACTCAACGCCACGAATTGGCAGAAGTGAAGTCAAAAATATTTGCAGATTTTATATCAAAAATATAAACCTACGCGGCTCTATTAATAAAAATAGGGACGAAAATGGTAAATGTTATAAATAATAGTAAATAAAAATTAATTAATTTTTAATATCAAGGAGAGACCGAATGTCTGAAACCGAAATGAAACAAGAAGTAGAATTAGAAGAAAACATCATAACTAAAGATGCTGTTGCTTCTGAGCCTACTCACCTTAAAAATGATGCTGAAGATTTAGGTGCACCAGTTGTTAAACCAACTGACACTAATCCTGACGGATCTAAAAAGGTAAAAAAAGTTAAGGATCAGGTTAATAAAGACGAGAACGATGGTTCTTTACCGAACGATCTAAAACCGTCATCTGTTAAAGAAGAAGAAGTTGAAGTTGAAGGCGATGAAGTTATTGCTGAATCTGACGATTCTGACGAAACAGAAATTGATCTATCTGCTGATGTTAAGGCATTAGTTTCAGCTGACGCTGACCTATCTGAAGAATTTAAAGAGAAGGCTGCGACAATATTTGAAACTGCTGTTAAGACACGCATTAAGGAACAAACAAAGATTTTGGAATCCCAGTATGAAGATAAACTTTCAAAAGAAACTGATACAGTAAAAGAAGCTATGGTCGAAAAAGTTGACTCATATCTAAACTATGTTGTTGAAGAATGGATGAAAGAAAATGAATTAGCAGTTGAAAGAGGTATTCGTACTGAAATCGCTGAAGATTTTATTACTGGTCTTAAATCTTTATTCAAAGAACATTATATTGATGTTCCAGAAGAAAAATACAATGTACTAGACGATTTAACAAACCAAACTAAAGATTTGGAAGCTAAGTTAAATGAACAGATTGAAAAAAATGTTGATCTAACAAAAACAAATTCTCAATTTACAAGAGATAATCTTGTTGCTGAAGTATCTGCTGATTTAGCAGAAACTGAAAAAGAGAAATTTGTTTCTATGGCTGAGAATGTTGACTTCGATAGTGCTGAGAAATTTAAGGAAAAACTAGAAACTGTTAAAGAATCTTTTTTCCCTAAAATGAAATCAGAAATAGCAGAAAATTCTTCTGTTGATTCTGTGGCGGCGAATGTACCTAGTGATTTCACTAGTGGACAATCGGATGCTATGGCTGCATACACTGCCGCTATTACAAAAGACATTAAGTATGGTGAAACTAAGTAATCATATATTAATGGTGACTAAATTTTTAATAACTAAATAAAATAGGAGAGATAACAAAATGTATCTTACTGAAAATTTACAAGAAAAGTGGCAGCCAGTCTTAGAACATCCAGATTTGCCAAAAATCGGAGATTCTTACAAACGAGCTGTTACAACTGTAATTCTTGAGAACCAAGAAAAAGCAGTTAGAGAAGATAGAGGGTTTATGGCTGAGGCTGCCCCTGCTAATGCGACTGGTAGTTCTATTGATAACTGGGATCCAGTATTAATATCACTAGTTCGTAGAGCAATGCCTAACCTAATCGCTTATGATGTATGTGGCGTTCAACCGATGACTGGTCCAACTGGACTAATCTTCGCTATGAAGTCAAGATTTGCAACACAAGGCGGTACTGAAGCATTATTTAACGAAGCGGATTCAGATTTTTCTGCTCGTGATGCTGCTGGTGGTTCTGGTTCTCCAGACGCACAAGCTGGTACAAACCCTGCTACACTAAACGATAGTCCTGCTGCTGGTACTTTTACCACTGGTTCTGGATTTACTACTGCACAAGCAGAAACACTAGGTGATGGTACTGATGAGTTTGCTGAAATGGCTTTCTCAATCGATAAAGTAACTGTTACTGCTAAATCACGTGCTCTAAAAGCTGAGTACACTATGGAACTTGCACAAGACTTAAAAGCAATCCATGGATTAGACGCAGAAACAGAACTTGCTAACATCTTATCAAGTGAAATTCTTGCAGAAATCAACCGTGAAGTAGTTAGAACTATTTACTCACACGCTAATAAAGGCGCTGAAGTAAATACTACAACTGCTGGTATTTTTGATCTTGACACAGACTCTAACGGTCGTTGGTCAGTTGAAAAATTCAAAGGTCTTCTTTTCCAACTGGAAAGAGATGCTAATGCGATTGGTCAAAAAACAAGAAGAGGTAAAGGTAATATCATCATAACTTCTGCTGATGTTGCTTCTGCTTTACAAATGGCTGGTGTATTAGATTATGCTCCTGCATTATCTTCTAACTTAAATGTTGATGATACTGGTAATACTTTTGCTGGTGTTCTAAACGGAAAATTCAAAGTATATGTTGATCCATATGCAGCGAACATTTCTGCTGATCAATACTACGTTGTAGGTTATAAAGGAACTAGTCCTTACGATTCAGGTCTGTTTTATTGCCCATATGTTCCACTACAAATGGTGAGAGCAGTTGGACAAGACAGCTTCCAACCTAAAATTGGTTTCAAAACTCGTTACGGAATGGTTCAAAATCCATTTGCAACGACAAACGGCTTAGGCGCAGTAGATAATTCTGGTGCGGTTGCTGCTGGAGATCAAAATATCTATTACAGACGAGTTAAAGTTACAAACATTATGTAATTTTACTTTAAGTAAAAGACTTTAAAAAGGGGGCTTTACGCCCCCTTTTTTTTATCTAAGGAACTCTTATAAATACTAGTATGACTGAAACAAATATTAACACTAGACAACCGATAATCATGGACTATGCAAGTCCTTTACAGTTTAGATTTAAATGTACTAAACTACCACTTGTAGAGTATTTTTGTCAAACGGCAAATGTACCATCTATATCACTAGGTGAAGCAACAGTTACTAACCCACTATATGACTATCCTATACCTGGCGATAAAGTTACATACGGAAGTCTAGACATATCATTCTTAGTAGATGAAAATTTAAACAACTATAAAGAACTACACGATTGGATACTTGGTCTAGGGTTTCCAAATGATAATCTACAGTATGCAAACTTAGTATCTGGATCTGCTGACACATTTCCTGGTACAACTGCAAGCACTGCCGCAACAGGAACTTCTATAAAACAGCCTATTCCAGAAGGCGGAATATATTCTGACGCTACTTTAACCGTATTAAATAGTAAGAATGTTGCAAAGACTGAAATAAGATTTCAAAATTTATATCCAACTTCTCTTGGTTCACTAAACTATGATATACAAGCATCCGATGTTGATTACCTGACTGTTTCAGCAAGTTTTAATTACATTAATTACGATATAGTACAAATTTCTACTACCTAGACCTTGACTTTTCACCGATAAAGTGATATAATATATACTATGACATTAGAAGAATTACAGACACAAGTTAATAGGGACTTTAAAATAGATGATACTGAATTAGATTCAGAGTCTATTAAGATACCTTTATTACATAACAAATATCTCCAACATCTCAATAAGTTTTCTTTACTCTTAAAGAAGGCTGAATATGACCATAAACTACTTGTAAGATCAAAGTGGGAATATTATACTGGTAAAGCAGACGCTTCAGTATATAAAGAAACACCATTTGATATAAAAGTATTGAAGTCGGATGTTCATATCTACATTGACTCAGATGAAGAACTACAAAAGGCAGATCAAAAAGTTGCATACTTAAATGTAGTAGTTAAATATCTAGAGCAAGTATTGAGAAGTATCAACAATAGAACTTTCTTAATAAAGAATGCTATTGAATGGAAGAAGTTTACTAGCGGAGCAATATAATGGAACATCAAAAAATATTTCCAACAAACATTTTTATAGAAGATAACTTTATTGATATTTCAAAAGGTCCTGAATATACTGATGGATGTATTCACAATATGAAAAAACATATTGAAAAAGACTGGGCAAAAAGAGATAAAAATAAACGAAACTTTCAAACTGATTCTTTTTTATATAGTTTAAAAGAGTTTCAACCCTTTGCAGATTTAATCTTAAACAAGAATTTAGAAAACATGAAAACATTAGAATATAATGTTAAACTTGAAGATTTAGTTATGTCGGGTATGTGGGCAAATGTAATCGCACCAGGCGAATCACATAGGGCACACACACATTCAAACAATTTATTGAGTGGAGTATATTACTTACACTCTGACCAAAACGCAGGTATTACATTTCAAGACCCAAGACCTGCAGCTGATGTATTAGTACCAAGAAAGATAAAAAACAATTCTGTAAACTCTAACTTAATGGAGTATGCCTCTAAAATGAATAGAGTAATAATGTTTCCGTCATGGTTATTACATTGGGTAAATGTAAATACATCAACAAGCAATCGCATAAGTATATCTTGGAATATACATTTGAAAGGGCAATTAGGTGAACACCATGACTTACAATCCGCCATCTATTGACGATTATACAAATACAATTCTTGACTATATAGAGTATTATCCTAATGTAGTTGATTCGAAATTGTGTGATACTATCATAAACCACTTTGATAAAAATGCAAAGTGGGAAACATCTACATTTTCAACTCACAATAAAAATTTAGGTACTTCTAAAGTCAATATGCAAGAGTATTGGATTACAAAGAAGGATAATTATTCTGAACATCTAAGAACTGCCTTTGTCAAATCAATCTCTAGTTATACACAAACTCACGATAAGATAGTACCAGAAAAGTTTACTAACTTTAGAATTAATAGATATTCTACTGGTGGTTTTATGAAAAATCACATTGATAATATACATCACAGCCATGGACAGAAATATGGTTATCCACATCTAACATCTTTAATCTTTTTAAATGATGAATACGAGGGTGGTGATTTTGTATTGTGTGATGGTAAATTTACTGCACCTAAACAACAAGGTTCTGCTGTTGTATTTCCTTCAAACTTTATGTATCCCCACGAAGTAAAAGAAGTTACAAGTGGTAATAGATATAGTATAATGACATGGTTACTTTGATCTATGGATACGCTGATAATAGAAAAGAAAGATGAGGTATATCTAACCGTTGATTGTGATCCGAATATTCAACGAGAGATTTCTGAATTTTTTACTTTCTATGTACCAGGATATAAGTTTATGCCAGCATTTCGTAATCGAATGTGGGATGGCAAGATAAGATTATTTTCACAAAAAACAAAAGAGATATACTTTGGATTATTTCCATATATCAAAGCGTTTGCTGAAGAACGAGAATATAAAATCGTCTGTGGTAAAGGTGTTGATATAGATAATAAAGTAGATAGAGATATCGTTACAAAGTTTTCTAACAGTCTAGGTCAATCATTCGAGGCAAGAGATTAT